CTTGTACTTTATTTAGTACAGTTAGTAAGAACAGGATTATAATGTTCACAAAATGTTCACATTATATTAAAAGATTATACACCAATTTTATTTTTAAGGTGATATAATGTATATAGAAACAAGGAAAGGAGTAAGTAAATGAAGGTTAAGAAATTATTACCTATATTATTTAATGTTGAAAAGGTGAGAATGTGTATGGCTGATGCAGAAGTGGTATGGTGTGGCTATGCATATTCAATACCTAAAAAATATTATAATTATGATATAGATAAAGTGTGTTCGTTTCCGTGTGACTATTCAAATAGTTGTACTTATATTTTTATTAAATAGAAAGGGGGTGAAAAATACTTGCACGCGCAATATTTAGAAGTAGTAAAAACACTAATACAATCATCGCCAGAGTTTATTAATTGTAGAGTTTACACGTTTATTGAACCCACAATATCATCAACAATCTTTTATATATGCGCTGACGGCTATAACCACACATTTAAAGCACCTTTTGGATTACTTGAGTCTAACCTCACAGCTACAGCGTTAGCAGAAATCATAATTGATGAAGTAAAAGAATGGAGAGATAAGTTAAATGAAACTTAAAGATTTAATTAGCGTTATTGATGCTAATGCCCTCTTGAATATCATAACTGAGAGTAGGCACTGGTTATTTATGGATAAAGCTGTCTTTATTACATCTGATTTACTTGAAAGAACAGTTAAGGAAATAGATATTATAAGAAATGAATTTTTTATTGTGATGGGGGATTAACAAAATGGATTTATATACATTCGTTAGGGTTGCAATAGTGCTGATTAGTCGATATATTGACAGTGAAGTACCAAGGGTGTGTGATGTATTATATTTACAATTAATGGGTATAATACCGTGCCACGAAATAAAAGCATTTAAAAAAGGAAAGTGTATTAAAGCTAGTGAATTGATGCAATATATTATTAGTCCTGTTAAAGTCCGTGAAATGAAAGGGGGAGTTCTTTACATAGAAATTTATTAGTTTTTTGAAAAAAGTATTTGACATTTCTTGTCATATGGCGTATTATAATACTTGTAAGGGGATATCAATATGGTACTTTATAATCTATATTTAGTTCTAATTAACGAGACAATTAAGGTTTTTTGATAATGCTATACAGAGTATTGCATATGAATGAATTAGTGCACGATATGACTATGGTATATGAAAAAGATATTAATAAAGCATATTTTTAATAAATCTTAACTAGCAGTAACCAAGCTGACGGGTGGTGCAATCCCACCCACTAGTTCTTGCACCAATGGTGCATGTTACAACAAGTTACAACAAGTTACAAAGCAAACTAATCACAAAAAACAAGGAGGATATTAAAACGAGAAAGCCAAGCGTAACAAGAACAATCAGCATACTAAGTGTCACAGTATTAGGCATGGACATAGTTTCGGGCGAGTCTATGACTAAGACTTATCCAATCTACGGGAGTGAAGCCCCAAAGGATGAAGCAAAACTGTTTAATTACATACGTAAGATGTATGAGACAGATACTTTTAAAATCTCAGCAATCACAGACAAGACGGCAGTTACAAAAACATACAGTATGTCATTAAGCAAGTACATTGAAGAAGCAGACGAAGTAAAAACAGACAAAGTAGACAAAGCAGACACAGCACAGTAAAAATAGGAGGTTAATATCATGTTATCAAAGAAAGAATTATTTAATGCAAAGGCGTCATCACAGAAAATTGAGGCGGGATTACAGATTGATGTTGTCAATGTCGGCGATTATGCTGATACTGACAAGGACGGAAATCCTGTAACAGTATCAGTGCTTGTTGATAAAGACGGAGCAGTTTTTACAAGCATTTCTAAGACTGTTAATGAAACATTAGATATGCTTGAGGATATTATATCAGATGATGGACATGCCGTTATAGAGGTATGCGAGAATACATCCAATAGCGGTAGAAAATTTTACCAGTTAATGGTGCTTTAATTATTTAGAGTATATATATTAATAAGGGGGGGTTTTACCTCCCCTTTACTTATAAGCATAGAGGTTTAAAGTGTATGGGTAGGACAACTAAGAAGTCACAGCTTTTAAAGGAATATAATAAAGAGCGAAATCGAATTAAACGATTTATTAGAAACGCTGAAAAAAGAGGTTATGTGTTTGAACCTAACCTTATACCACCAAAGCCAAAAACTATCACGAGTGGTTCAATAAGAAGGCTGTCAAAGATTAGACCTGCACAGCTTTATAACAAGGCTTATGCCATCAGTGCAGTAACAGGGCAGCCAATAACAGTTGAGCAGAGAAAAAGAGAAATAAGAGAAGAAGCTTCTAGGAAAGCATGGGAAACTAGGAGAAGAAAAAAAGACCAAGCGGACTATAATCGAATTAAGTCTAACAGAGAATGGCAACAAATGTTTCATGCATCAAGGCTAGTATGGGATAAAGTGCAATCAATGATAGCCAATGTAGGTGTACAACAATCTCAGTCAGCAGACTTGTTAAATAATCTTTTAAACTCACAAATTGAACAGTATGGCGCAGACATTGTTCTGTATTCAATAGCACAGGCAAGCGAGGATTTTTTATCAACTTGTGAAGTTATAATTAAATATCATCCAAATAGTGCTGTATCAAGGACAGCCGTACAGCATTTATATACGTTAATAAGTGGCAATTTACCAAGCGATGCAGAACAGGCAGAAATTGATAAAGCATTAGCCAGTGATGAAACGTGGGAAGAAATATGAAAAAGCAAATGAAATATATGGTTGGTGATTTTGAAACCACTGTATATGAGGGACAGACATTCACGGAGGTGTGGGCTTCAGCAGTTGTTGAGCTAGGCACAGAGGATGTTAAAATTCATCATTCTATTAGAGAGACTTATAATTATCTTTATAACTTAAAGCAGAATATTTGTATATATTACCATAACTTAAAGTTTGATGGTTCGTTTTGGCTATCGTTCTTACTAGCAGATTTGAAATATGAACAAAAACTTTATGTAAACCCGAATAATGAAAGTGATGTACACTTTTTAAAAGAAAAAGATTTAACGCCAAAATCCTTTGTATATTCAATTTCAGACATGGGGCAGTGGTACAGTATACTTATCAAGACACCATATGCATTGATTGAGATTAGAGATAGTTTGAAGCTCTTGCCGTTTTCAGTTGAACAAATTGGGAAAAGTTTTCAAACAAAGCACCGTAAATTAAATATGGAGTATAAGGGGCTTAGATATGCAGGTTGCTCAATTACAGATGACGAAAAACGTTATATTGCTAATGATGTTCTAGTAGTTAAAGAAGCGTTGGAAATCATGCAGGCAGATGGGCACTTAAAACTTACTATCGGCTCATGTTGTCTCTCTGAATTTAAAGCTACAGTTGACAAACAAGACTATCAAGCATTTTTCCCTGATTTAACACAGTTTAAATTAAACCCACTTGAATATAAATACTCAAACGCTGACGAGTATATAAGACACTCATATAAGGGTGGTTGGTGTTATCTAAAGAAAGGGTGTGAAAACAGAATTTACAGAGAGGGTATCACAGCCGATGTTAATAGCTTGTACCCATCTATGATGCATTCAGAAAGTGGAAATTATTACCCATATGGTCAACCAGTTTTTTTCAAAGGTAAAATTCCGTCAAAATGTCTTACAGACCAATATTATTATTTTGTTCGTATTCGCACACGTTTTTACTTGAAAGAAGATAAATTACCATTTATACAGATTAAAGGCAGTTTTTTCTATAGTTCTACTGAAATGCTTGAAACATCTGATATAGTTGATAAAGATACGGGAAATGTATGCACATGGTACAAAGATTTTGACGGAAATATTAAAAAAGCTATTGTTGAAATGGTACTTACTCAAACCGATTTTGAACTGTTACAAGAGCATTACAATCTTGTAGATTTTGAGTTATTGGATGGATGTTATTTTAGAACTATAACAGGAATTTTTGACGAGTATATTAATAAGTATAAGGAAATCAAGCAAAATAGTACAGGGGCAAGGCGAACACTAGCAAAACTCTTTTTAAATAACTTATACGGAAAACTTAGCAGTTCGGATATATCCTCTTTTAAAGTGGCAAGAGAGAAAGACGATGGTTCACTAGGTTTTACGACATTTGAAGAACACGAAAAGAAAGTTATGTATATTCCGATAGGTTCAGCTATAACAAGTTATGCTAGAAATTTTACTATTCGAGCCGCACAACAAAATTACAAATATTTTGTATACGCTGACACGGATAGCATACATTGTTGCACTACAAAGAAAAATATTAAAGGAATAAAAATACACCCCTCTAATTTTTGTTGTTGGAAGCTCGAGAGCTTTTGGAATGAAGCTATTTTTGTTCGTCAGAAAACTTATATTGAGCATGTTACGCATGAGGATGAAGAACCAATTAATGAGCCATACTATAATGTAAAATGTGCAGGCATGCCCGATATGTGTAAAAATTTATTTCTTAAATCAATGGAGGGGGTGACAGATGAAGAACTTGAGAAATACCCACCAATTCAACAGGAATTTTTAAAAACAAAGAGAACGCTTGCAGATTTTAAACAGGGTTTGGAAGTCTATGGGAAACTTAGACCTGTGAGAATAAGAGGGGGGTTAGTGTTACAAGAGACAACATATAAAATGAGATAAAATGTTTCATTCATACATTGATACACTGTATCAATGTAGAAATGCACGGCAACGTGAAACATAACAAAAGAGACAGAATAAAATCTGTCTCTTTAATATATCTATAACGTTAATTCTTAAACGTGAAACATAACAAAAGAGACAGAATAAAATCTGTCTCTTTAATATATCTATAACGTTAATTCTTAAACGTGAAACATAACAAAAGAGACAGAATAAAATCTGTCTCTTTAATATATCTATAACGTTAATTCTTAATGCATGGGTAGGCATACACCCAACTACAAAGGTGTGTCTTATATTTCAAAGAGCCTTTCACACCAATGTTACAAAAATAACTAACGCAGATACCGTTAATAATATGCTAGAGCTTTAAGTATACATTCTTTACAGTCAAGCGAATAAAATCTAAAACACCCTCTATCAAAGAAGTACCTCATATAGTCAATTAACCATCCATTATTTTTAAGCATAACAAAATTAATATTATGGTCATCTGTAGTGACTGAAATTCTTTGTTTAAAATCAGGGTCAATCTTCTTGTCACAATATACTATGCTTTCTTCTTCAAACATTTTAACGGCGTACTCTTCACTCTTATATTTAAGTGTGCATAAATATCTACTTTGCCCTCTCATTTTTTCGATGAAAGCGTGGTTGTCATTCAGATAAACATTTTGTGACGCATAAGCAACATAATTGGACTTGGTGAACGCTCTATTAAAAAGCGAGTTTTTTTGTAACTTAGCGGCACTTTCATAATATCCCTGTTCAAGAACAAACCCGTCACCGCGTAAAAATTTGACATTCGATGTCAGTCTGTCAGTAATATCTAATGCTGTATAATATGGGTTTAACAGTGTTACAGCGTTAGAAATCATTATTACAGGAACATATCTAACCTGACTGTAGTTTCCCCTTGCTATTGACGTGTGTATACTAATAAATTTGTTGACTTCATCAGCGCAGTAATGATTAGTTTCAGACTGAAATTCATCAAAAAGTATTCTTGATACATCGTTCAAATAGTGCGAATACTTTTTCACTTTATCAGCACAGTTGAGTGCTACAGCATAACCGCAGGATTTTCCCTCATCCTCTTCATCGTATGCACTGCATAAAAATAACTCGTACATTTTACTATTACCAATTTGTACAGCTTTCATTGTATAAGCCGAGAAAAAAAGGACGTGTATATCCTTAAAGAATTTGTCGGCAGAGTCCTTCAACTCGTCTTGAAATCTGTACAGTAGACAAAATTTCTCATTATATTTTAAAAAGCGATTAATTAGATACCTGTTAAAATATGTTGTTTTTCCTGCGGTTCTATTTGATGTTGATATATAAATTTCAGGTACATTCCCATTAATATCTTTCATGCTTAATAGTTTGGTACCATCATAGTATTTTATTTCTTTCATTTATCCACTTCCTTTAGTTTATTATATCAACTTATCCACAATTTGTCAAATTAATGTTGATAATTTGTGAATAAAATGTTGATAACTTGTGGATAATATGTTATAATAAAAAAAGAAAGGAGGTCACTATTATGATTAATGACTTAGCAACACTAATTTCAACGCTTGGTTTTCCTATAGCAATGTGTTTAATTATGTGTTATTACATTAACAAAATTAATGACTCACATAAGGAAGAGACAGACAAGTTTGCAGAAGCACTCAACAATAATACAGTCGTGCTTCAAAAACTTTGTGATAAGCTTGACAGTGAGGTGAATGTGAATGACAAGTAGTGATATTGTAACAACGGCGAGAACGTATCTCGGAAAGCCCTATGTATGGGGTGGAGAGTCTGAGTCTGAGGGTGGATATGACTGTAGTGGTTTTGTATATTCTGTACTTAATAAG